CGCGCTACTACGTCCGGGGGCGAGGGAGCAAGCTCCCGCACCTTACGTGCTCGGTTGTGGACCCCTCAATTTTAGCCTTTTAAATAGCTATCCACTCTTCGCTATTTAGGCTAACACTTGACAATTGTGCGCTACTACGTCCAGAGGACAGCTCTGGTAATGATTGCCAGGAGGATGAACTGGCTAGGGACCGGTGGGATAGCATAGGGAAGGAAGCAGACCGGACTATTTTTATATTTTCTTCACCTTTTATATTAAAAACTAGAGAAGAATGAAAAGAAACTTTAAAGTACATACGAAGTATATCCCAGGCACTACGACCTGCTAAAGAAAGGGTAGTAGTTGCTACAACAGGGTATCTGGCTATAACAGCCAAAATGCTAGAGGTTGTAATGTGGTGATCCGGTGGTACCTCGAACGTGCCGGTATACAAGAGTTGTACTGCTGATCTATTATCTGTAGGAAAAAGATTACCTGGTGTATGGGAGTCTAAGGTCACCATTGACTCCTCAATAACCTTCCAATCTTTACTCCTCTCAACTCTAAGATTCAAAGTCACTTCATCAAATCCATAATATTGTGACGAACTAATTGTACCGGTGATATTACAGTAAGTCTGGAAGGATTTTAATTTTGGCAATTCAACTGATCTATAAAGAATAAATGTATCATCTCGTAATACAGGATACATCTTCCAGACAAATTTTGCCTTATTATAAACCCACGCCGCTGATTCAATCTCTGCGTACATGGATACCGGGCTCAATTGAAAATCTTTCTTAACTGATTGTATAATCTTGAGCCAGGGAGTTGTGCTATCTAATGTTGTATTACACACCCCATGTACACCAACTGGCGTGGTATGTACTGTCCTAGTTCGAGGTACCTCAGATCCCTATGGGGGTTTTGGGAGATCGAGCACAACATGATAGGTGCACTCAAAGAAGCCGGGTTGGGTGGTATCGCCAGGCGAATTCGCAACAAGAGTAAATGCGGTTTCGCCAGTTCCCAGCCAGGGCTGCATCATGATGAGATCATGTCCGATTGTCATAGTAGTACGGACATAAACTGGATGGGACCGCCGGGGATAGGCAGCCTTACAAACTTCCGGAGTAGCTGTGGCCTTTGCAACTACCCCCGGCCGAATCCCCCAGTGTATCACCCCATCACGCTGCCTGCCCACGGCTGGCTCATACTCCAAGGTGACTCTTATCACCTTGTAACGGGTATACCCTGCAGCTAAATGTTTAAGCTGCGGCATCCCGATGGCTGAGGGCTGAAACGTAAATACGTTTGGCCCTTTGACCACATCACCCCAGACCTCCGATTGTGTTATAGTAACGGAACGCCCGGGATTTGTGGTCAACACCCTGCCACGGCCTCTACCTCTCCCCCGACCCCGAGGAAAAGCTGGGTATATGGGCATAGGTATGGGTTGTACCGGTGTACTTACCCCCCTACCTCTACCACCACGGCGTCTAGAACGCCTGCCAGTCCCAGGTGGGTTCTGTGGCTGTTGGGGCGCTGGATTCATCCAGTTGTATGCCTGTCTCGCAAGATTCAGGCCTCTGAGGGCAGCTTGAACTGTCCCCAGGGGAGGTGCTCGGCGCCCTCTTGGAACTATCTCCATAATGAATTTGCACCTCCGAAGATGGAGTCTGAAAAGCAGACTCTAGGCAGACCTGCTCAGCAATAGACATGTCAAATATACTTGCGTACTCAATACGCGCTTCATCAGTAATTAAAGCCTCCTTGGACTCTAAATTTTGTCGCTTCCAAGCCAACTCTGGATCATATAATGGCTTATCTGATAATGTCATAAGCCTTTTAGCAAACTCTTGGATTACTGGAATACCAGAGTTACATGCTAATTCACATTCGCCAATTGCACGAAGCAATTGTGCATTTTTATTTGGTGGTAAATTTCGATATGTCATAGCATGTTTTGAAAGAATCACCCAAGGAGGTCTAACAAATTTCATAGTTGATAACATCAATCTGGTGCTACAAAAGGAGGTACCTGATAATGAATCCTGCTTATCGATCTTCAAATCAAATCCAAACCTCCTCACCAGCATCAAGTCAATATGTGCTGATCTTGGGCCTACCCATAGTCCGTCATCACCATCTATAAAATAAACAAATTTTGGAGCCACTTGCATTGCTAATAAATGGTGGATGATAGAATTTCCTAACCCTGTATTTAAATCCCCACTCATCCTCTTACCATTTGTATGGTATTTGATCCCATTTTGTGTTATACCATTATTTGCCAACTGTTGTTTCAACAAATAGGACAAGGTATGCGATCCGGGAAATGCTTTCAAATACACCGCATGCTCAGCCTCTAAATGTTGTTTGGTAACATGTGCATCAAATTTAGAAAAATCAACCTGATAAATTACCGGATCATCAAACAATTCATATTTATCCTTAACAATCCAAGCCCGCTCATTCACATTATAACCCTTGGCAAATACGGGCAAACCATGACTGTCCCTATACATATATAATGCTTTCTCAATTGGCTTTAGATACTGGCCCAGCATAAGGTTATATTCTGCTGTTCGATATTGTATGGCCCTTGGGGGTTTCTGAGGATCCAAGACTTTTTCTTGTTTTATAAACATTTTAACTCTTGAATGCCACCTTGTGATGGTTAATTGTCTCGTATAATATAGAGCCCTAACCATCTTAGCCCTTTGGGGTCCTTCATATTTCTTTACTACCTGGTGCATGGACCATTTCTGTACATCCAATTGATAATCATATGTAGGAAGGGGACTTATCTGATCGACCCGTTGAACCATATGCCTGTTACATAGTGAAATGAGCTCGTTGCAAGAACAATTGGCATGAATAGCATAATCTGTCAACCCTGGAAGGGTATATAATTCACTCAACCTACGAACTGATTGGCATATGACATCTGTGGTAGTGATCTTGCCGGCATAACGCTCTAACTTAGTACCGGCAAGGCACGTAGCCAATACCTCAGATGGCCTGGCCTATTCAAATTTTACCTCTCGACCTTTCCATCTCATATGCCCTCGCATCGCTTGGTTAAATTTACGTATTTTGCTACCGTTGCTAATAGCTGAGGGTATGAGGGTCATGGTTTCAGGTATAGGTGGTATTATGGCCGCGACCACCCGGGCTTTCATAAGAGCTCGTTCTTCCATAGTATATAAAGTCAGATCAAACTTCTTCATATACTTATCATATTCAAGACTAGCTGTCCTTGTAAACTTGGTATCTCTTGGTACAAACATCAATTTAGCAACAAGATACCAATAAGCCTCCACATCAACTTTCAATTTCAATGAACTAGCCTTCTTGTAGAACAAGTTCTTCCGCTTATTCGCTGGGTGTAATCTACCAAATAATTTCGTAAAGAATGTCTCATGCCAACCTCGCAGGTCCACATCATGTTTGAGGCCGGCTTTCAATGCCTTATCACTGTCCTCTGCTTTATTATTGCCCTTTATATACTTCGTTTCATGGGAATCTGAAGGGCATACTCTTTCTTCAACTATTGCCATGGCCTCAACATATGATGCATTCTGTTCGGGATCCTTTTGTATTTCCTTGTCATTACTCTGGGGTTCAGTCTGATTGGTTTCATCCACCATTGGTTCCGTAAGCGTGCCGATTGATTTAACGGTTCCTTCTTTTATACTCTGAACGTTGGAATCGTGTGTCGGCACACTTTCGGCAGGGGTGTGGCTTATTGTCTTTAAAATGCTTGTGGGCATCCAATGTACCACAACCCCGCTGTCTGCGTTTTTTTCCCTTTCTTGCATAAGGACGTCTTGCTGATATTTTAAGCAAGGCAGTCCTGGCTTACTCAATATCTCATTAATTTCAATACGCAGACAGCACCTAAAATCATCCACAAATTTACCCAAATATCTCTGTGGAATTCTCTGCCGATATTGGCGTACCTTGTCTTCAACACTCACCCTCTCAACCAGTTTTACTCCATCATAGGCTATCCAGCCCTCAATTTCTGGGAGAATATGGGTGATATAACCATCCTCAAAAGGATGGGCAATTTCAACTCGGTGATACGCCATGCTGGGGGAGTAACCAGCTACTAACACTCCCATGGGTTGTAC